GATGGCCCTAAGCGGAAGTAAGGATTTTGAGCTAGACGTAGCAGACTACGTTGAAGAGGCGTTTGAGCGTTGTGGCTTAGAGCTTCGCACAGGCTATGATCTCAAGACAGCTAATCGCTCTTTGAATTTGATGCTTGCGGAATGGGCCAACCGTGGCCTGAACCAGTGGACGATCAACCAAAAAGTGTTGTCGATGGTTAAAGACACGACCTCTTACACGATTGATGCAACCACACCGACTGCAACGATTGACGTGCTGGACGTGTTTATTCGTGAGACTTTGGGCGGCGTATCAACAGACGTGCCGCTCACTCGCATGTCGCGCTCGGAGTACGCCAACCTGTCCACCAAGACAAGCACTGGCAAGCCGAATCAATACCTAATAGACAAGCAGATCAGCCCAACCATCACGGTTTGGCCTGCGCCAGACCAAAGCTCGAAGTACAGCTTATATTTGAACGTTCTGAGTCGGATGGATGACGCAGACGCTGGGGCAAACACGTTGCAGATACCGTTTCGGTTTTATCCCTGCTTGGCTGCTGGCCTTGCCTATTACTTGGCGCTAAAGCGAGCACCTGAGAAGGTAGCGATGCTCAAACAGCTATACGAAGAAGAGTTTGAAAGGGCGTTGAGCCAAGACCAAGACAGAGTGTCGTTCAGGGTTGCCCCTGACTTACGCGGGTATAACTTGGGCTAATGGCTTACGCATCCAACAAACGCGCTTATGGAATCTGCGATATCACAGGCTTTCGTTATCGCCTGCGTGATATGAAGATGACTTGGGATGGTTTGTTGGTAGGCCCAGACCAGTGGTCGCCAAAGCACCCGCAGCTTATGCCTCGACCAACGCCCATCGATCCGCAGGCATTGCAGATCACTCGCCCAGATCAAGCGGCTGGCGGTAACGACAACAACTTTTTTACCGTCTACACCAATGTTGGAAATGGTATTTTGGGCACATCTTTGCAAACTTTTGGACTGACTGTTAGTGTTGGCACCGTGGAGGTAACAACGTCATGAGCTTCACTTTGGCAACGCTAAAATCGACTGTGCAAGATTACTTGCAGGTCAATGAGACTACGTTCAACAACAATCTGAACACTTTCATTAAGGAAGCTGAGAGCCGAATCTTCAAGCTGGTTCAGCTACCAGAGCAACGAAAGAACGTGCAGGGTACGTTGTCGGCAAGCAACCGTTTCTTGGCTACGCCAAGCGACTTTTTTGCGCCGTTTTCATTGGCAATCATTGATAGCAACAACAAGTACCACTATCTGGATTTCAAGCACCCGTCATTCATCAAGGAATACAGCCCTACCACCACAACGACTGGCAGGCCAAAGTATTACTCACTGTTTGATGAGACAGCGTTTGAGCTGTCGCCTGTGCCAGATTCTGGTTACACCGCAGAGCTGCATTACCTGCACAAACCAGCGTCTTTGACGGTTGGTGGTGACTCAGGCACTACAGTTCTGTCTACGGATCATCCTGATCCGCTACTTTACGGCACTTTGGTCGAAGCTGCCGTGTTCCTAAAAGAAGCTCCTGACGTACTTGCCAATTTCGAGGCTCGGTTCAAGGAAGGCGTCTCTCGGATGAAGAATCTGAGCGAAGGCCGTGGAACCAGAGACGAGTTTCGATATGACTTGTTGCGTACAGGGGTAACCTAATTGGAACCAATCAAAGAACTCGAAGGTAAAAAAGTAGCAATTATCGGTCTGGGAGCCTCCCAGATCGACTATGTCATCGGAAAAGAGAACAGCGTCGAATGGGATGAAGTCTGGGTCATCAACTCGGCCCTATCAGTTTTCGACTGTGATCGTGTATTTATGCTCGATCCCGCCAGTCGTTTTTTAGATACCGACGATGCAGGCAACCAAACCGATGTGATGCGTAAGCTCCTACCCACGTTTGATAAGCCTATCTACACATGCGAGCTAGACGAGCGCGTACCTGCGCTGGTTGAGTACCCGCTCGAAGAGATCATCAAGGATCAACGCTGCGCGTACATGAACACCACGGTAGCCTATGCTTTAGCCTTTGCCGCTTGGAACAAAGTGGGCGAGGTCGATTTGTTTGGCATGGATTTCAGCTATAAAAACAACCTGCATTTCGCAGAGGCTGGCAGAGCCTGTCTTGAGTTCTGGATTTGCAAGATGATCGCTATCGGTATCAAGGTAGGTGTAAGCCCAAGATCATCCCTGCTTGATCAGAACGTAGACCTTCAGGACAGGTTGTATGGCTACCATCGCTTGCCGAATCCAAAGATAGCAATGCCAAACCCAGAGGGTGAATGGGTGGTCTGCAATCGCTCTGAGCTTGCCACCATGGTCAAAAAACATAATTTAGAGACGGTAGAACTACCGTCATCGCCAGAGCCGTATAAGGGGTAGCTATGTCTCAGGGTGTTTTTCAAGTTGGTCAGGTGATGGTTTCAACGACTGAAAACCGTGGTCACGACGCAGAATTTTGGGCGCAAGAGACTACTAAGAAGATTTTAGGGATATCAGAAGAAGCTGAGCCGCATATTCGTTTGCAAGCGGAGGCTTTCCGCAATCAAGTTTATACTCTAATATTGATGGGGATGAAGAGCGCCATCGCTTCTGACCGAGTTACGATTCGTGGTTTGCTCGCGTCTCAAGGACACGAAGACATGGCAAAAATAATCAAGGAGCTTTGAAATGGCTATCACCTCTGCAATTCCCACAAGTTTCAAACAAGAGCTTTTGGTTGGAACGCACAATTTTACCGCCTCCAGCGGCAACGCTTTTAAGCTGGCCTTGTACACGTCGAGCGCCACGCTTGGTGCTGCGACAACAGCGTTCACGACGACAGGTCAAGCCAGTGGCACGAACTATACCTCTGGCGGAAATACGGTTACGTCGGTGACACCAACAACTTCTGGCACGACTGCTGTGTGTGATTTTGCCGATTTGACATTTGGCACGGCCACTGTCACGGCTCGCGGCTGTATGATTTACAACGACACTCAGTCAGACAAAGCGTGTGCAGTAATCGATTTTGGTGGCGACAAAACCAGCACGGCTGGTGATTTTACTATTGTATTCCCTAGCCCCACGGCTACTGGCGCGATCATTCGGTTGGCGTAATGGCTTATGCCACTACAAACACTAGATTTTCAGCCGGGCATCGACAAGGAAGGCACCGACTACTCGGCTAAAGGCGGCTGGGTAGACGGTAACCTCGTAAGATTTAGAAAAGGCCGTGTCGAGAAGGTAGGTGGCTGGCAAAAGCTCGGCTCAAACAACTATCTTGGTACGGGCCGTGCCCTGCACTCTTGGATATCTCTTGGCGGGGTTCGATACCTTGGCGTCGGTTCGACGTTCAAGTATTACATCGAAGAGGGCGGCACCTACTACGATATAACGCCCATCAGGGCAACCACGTCTGCTGGCGATGTCACTTTTGCCGCAACCAACGGCTCCTCAACGATAACTGTCACTGACACTTCGCACGGCGCGGTCAATGGTGACTTTGTGACTTTTAGCGGAGCAGCTTCTCTTGGCGGTTTGGTGACCGCAGATGTTTTGAACCAAGAATATCAAATCGACCTCGTTACTTCGGTCAACGCTTACACAATAACCGCCAAAGACACCTCTGGCTCAACGGTTACCGCCAACGCATCTGACAGTGGCAATGGCGGATCTAGCGTCGTTGGCACTTATCAAATAAACACTGGCCTAGACACTTTCGTAAAATCAACTGGTTGGGGTTTAGGGACGTGGAGTTCTGGTGGGTTTGGCTCTGCATCATCAATCAGTGCAATAAACCAGCTTCGCTTGTGGACACACGACAACTACGGCGAGAACCTGATCATCAACCCTCGCGGCGCAGGCATATATCGCTGGGTTGAAAACAACGGAACCAGCGTCAGGGCGCTTGAGCTTTCTGGCGTTACTGGTGCCAACTTGGTGCCGACTGTGGCGCTTCAGGTCATTACCTCAGAGACTGACCGCCATTTAGTGGTTCTTGGCGCAGATCCGATATCGGGCAGCAGCAGGACTGGAGTGGTTGACCCCATGCTGGTGGCTTTCTCAGACCAAGAGAATGAGCTGGACTTTGAACCAAGGGCCACAAACACAGCGGGTTCTTTGAGGCTATCTTCTGGCTCTTTCATTGTTGGGGGAATCAAGTCTCGTCAAGAAATCTTGATCTTCACCGACACCAGCCTGTACAGCATGAATTTTATTGGGCCACCGCTCACCTTTGCGATCAATTTGATTGACGAGGGTTCTGGCTTGCTGTCGCCAAAGTCTTGTGTGAACGCGCCAAACGGCGTTTTTTATGCCAGCAAGACAGGGTTTTATTTTTACAGCGGGTCAGTCAAGCGTCTACCCTGCACCGTGCAGGAATATGTCTTTGAGGACATAGACCTAGATCAAGCGTTCAAGTGTCACATGGGAGTCAACACCGAGTTCAGCGAGATATGGTTTTTCTATCCCAGCATTGCAGACGGCACTGGCGAGATTAGCCGATACGTCATCTACAACTACGAAGAAAATCATTGGTCTGTGGGTAGCTTGGTGCGTTACGCATGGCTTGATGCAGGCATCGAGGATCTGCCCTATGCCACAGCAACCACAAGCTCTCAGCAGTGTGTGTTTGAGCACGAAACAGGCTTCGATGACTATGAAGACGCTATGACTGGAGTTTTCATCGAGAGCGCCGATTTAGATATTTCATCTGGCGACTCGTTTACCTTTGTAAAGCAGATCATTCCTGATATGAAGTTTGTGACTGCGACAGGTGTGAGCGTAGACCCCGCCATGAATATCGTACTCAAGAGCAGAGATTACCCCGGCCAGAGTTTGACAACCGATTCAACCTCTCAGGTCACGCCGACAACCACGTTTAGCAACGTGCGGACTAGAGCACGTCAGGTAGCCTTTCGGTTTGAGAGCGACGATGACAACACGGCCACTGAGCAGAAGGGATATAAATGGAGGCTCGGCTCTACCCGAATCGACATCCAGCCTAGCGGCAGACGTGCGTGAGCAAGCTGCTTGAGACCCGATTGCCTTTTTCTCAGGCCGATTCTGTCAGTTCAGACACCTTCAATCGGCTTGTTCGGATCTTAGAATTAAACCTTGGGGCGGTTGATTTCACCATTTCACCGCACTTCAATTCTACTGAAATCAGTGAGCTTCAGTTTGCAACGGGTAGTATTATCTTCAATACTACAAACCAAATACATCAAGCGTTTGACGGCACTGTGTTCAGAGACCTGTACAGCCATCAAACTTATCCAACGGGACTGGCGATCACCGCTGGCGTTGGCGCTGTAACCGTGAGTATATCGTAATGGATGCAATGCTACAGAGTCGAATTCAAAACTTGATTGGCGATGATATGCCGATGGGTTTGGAGCAATACGCAGAGGGCGGTGAAGTTGATGTTCCCGGCCCTAATTCTGGCTTTGAGACAGACTTGCTCGAAGGTGCTGTTGAGGGTCTTGATGAATTGGAAAGCATGGGGATGGGAGTCCCTGAGATAGAATCCTCTGGGAACTCAAACCAAGACTTAGAAAACACCATCAACGAGCTGATGATGGCTCGCGGCGAAGCCGAAGATGAAGGCGAAATGGCGTACATCGACGGCTTGATCAATGCTGCCGAAGTTGGCACTAACGCTCCGATGGCAGACCTTGCTATGCAGCTTTCTCAAGCTGGTCGAGGTGGTGATGTCGCGTTAGCGCATCTTCGTAACGGCGAGATCGTTTTACCACCTGAGTCAATGGACGATCCAGCGTTTGAGTCTGCTGTTGAGAAGCGGCTTATTGAGCTAGACATGGATCCGCAGGCAGCGGTTGTCGGCGCGGGTATCGCAAGCCTAAACCCAATTACTGGGCTAGAAGAGTTTGGCTGGTTCAAGAAAACTTGGAAAAGCGTCAAGAAGGTTGCAAAGAAGGTAATCAAGCCGATTGCAGCGGTGGCTCAGTTCATACCCGGCCCTTGGCAACCGTTAGCGGCACTGGCAAACAAGGCATTTACGGTTTACGACGTAGCTAAAGGTAGGGCAAGCCCCTTAGCTCTCGCTGGTGCTTTTGCACCTATACCGGGCGCTGGTGCTGCTGGTGCTGCTGGGGCTGCCGCTTCAGCGAGCAAGGGTCTTGCATCTCTTGGCGGCATTGGTAAAGCCGCAGGAAATTTTTTACGCAATCCTGTTTCAAGCATTTCTTCGGGTATAGGCAGTCTCGGCAAAGGTATTGCTGGACTTATAAGCGGTGGCGGCGCAGATAACATAGGCAGATTTGGTCGCTTGGGAGATTTCTTAGGCGGTACCAGTGGCGCAAGCGGAGGTATTGCTGGGCTTATAAGTGGTGGTGGTGCCGATAATGTTGGTCGTTTTGGTCGTTTAGGGGATCTCTTGGGTGGCTCAGGCAGCTTGATCAGCGGTGGTGGTGCCGATAATGTTGGTCGTTTTGGCCGAGTTGGTGACTTCTTGGGCGGCATTGGTGACGCTATTGGGTTAACCAATTATGGGGCACAAGATCCGCTTATGACAATGGGAACCAATATGGGTTCCGAAGAATTGGGCAGTTATTTAGGTCTGCCAAAAGAGGTGACAGCACTCATTGAGTCTGGCGACCTTACAGGGGCTGAGGCGCTCTACATGCAAATGGCCCAAGCTGGACAGGTTGACCCTCGACGGTTAGCTGGCGCTGTTCAGCAGGGACAACAAGGCGGCTTGGGCGGAATATTCAGCGGAGGCGGAGCTGACGGGGTTGGTAATTACGGCGTTATCGGTGATTTCCTTGGCGGAATAACTGACAAGCTTGGCCTGACCAATTACGGCGGGACGGCAGGAACAGCAGGAACAGGCACTTCTGGGTCTCGCGGATTAGGCGGCTTGGGAACACTGGGCGCTATCGGCGCTGCTGGTTTGCTCGGCAAGCTGGCTTATGACGAAGCCAAGAACCGAAAAGGCGTAGCCTTGACCCCGCTCACTCAAGAGGGATCAACTGGCCGATACAACATCGAAGCCGAGATTGCTCGACGTATGGGCAAGCCAGCGCCAAACCCCGTTGAGTACGGTTTGTTGCCAACAGGGACAATACCCATGCTCAGTGGTGGCAGGCGAGCGCCTGAAGAAGAATTTGCACCGGCGCTGGATGTCGAGCCGCGCCCAGTCATGCAGGAGCCAGTGAAGGCTCGATACGGCGGAGCGATAATGCCTATGGCTTACGCCAAGGGTGGCAACGTGGCTGTCGAAGATTTTGAGCGTATGAACGGCGGCATCAATGGCAAGGGCACAGAGATCAGTGATGATGTACCTGCCATGCTGTCAGACGGCGAGTTTGTTATGACTGGTCAGGCAGTAAGAGGTGCTGGCGCGTTTGATCTAGCGCAAGGCAAAGGCGGCATCATCACACTGACACCAAACGGCAGCGAAAGCCGAGAAGGTGGCACAGCCCTCATGTACGAAATGATGGATTTATTCGCAGAGTTTGCGGATAAGCCAAAGGGGAAAGCGGCATGAGCATATTGACGCCGGGTCAACTGGCTAGGGTTCGTCGGTTTCAAGAAGGCGGCAGCACATCGCAGCCTTTTGTTTCAGGCGTAACCAGAACTGAACAGCGTATTGACCCGATAACCCAGCAGCTATTGTTTGGTTTGGATGGTGAAGGCGGCTTCATACCCGGCGCTTTCCGCGCAGCAGAGCGCACTTTCTTTGACGAAGAAGGTCGCCCGATTGTCATTCCCCAAGAGATTGCAGGGTTAAGTCCTGATCAAATTAGAGCGATGGAGCTTGCGAGAGCCAATGTTGGCATCCAACAGCCATTCATTGAAGAAGCCCAACGCCGAGGTCAACAAGGCATTACTGCGCTTCAGCGCGGCTTAGAAGACCAAGCCATATCGTCTCAGAGGGCGCTAGAAGCCCAAAGATCAGGAGCAAGATTTGCTCTCGACCAAAGAGACCGTGCGCTCATGGAGTCGCTTAGAGGTACTCAGGAGGGCCGTGGTAGAGCCATAGCTGCTGAAGAGCGGTTGCGCGGTGACCTTGGCGACCTTTCCCGAAGAGGTGTGCGTGATACTCAGCGGTTTGGCATGGATTTGGCGAGAGCCAGAGGTGTTGGTCTTTCTGAAGCGCAACGACTACGCCGTGGTTTGGCAGAGTCGCAGGATCTGCTTCGAGGCACCACGGGTGAATTAGATCTCGCGGCAGAGACGGCGAAGTACCAAGACCCATACGAAGATCAAGTCGTTCAGCAGATGATCAAAGATGCGACTGAAGGGCTTGCTAGGCAAGACATCAGCGCAATTGCTGGAGACATACAGCGAGGCGGTGAGTCAGCATTCGGCTCCAGAGCGCGTCTAACGGGCCAAGAGCGTCTCGAAGCGATGGGTAGAGGCTTGGGCAAGGCTGTTGGCGGATTGCGCTCACAAGGCTTTCAGCGAGCACAACAGACCGCTATCAGTGAAGACGAAAGACGGCGACAAGCTGCTCGCACCGCATCGGCTGGTTTGGCTGGCCTTCGCGGTCAAGATTATTCGGCAGGCACAGGTTACGGAAACTTGTTGCAGCAAACCGCACAGCAGCAGCTTGGCGCTCAGCAACAGCTAGGCTCCCAGCTTGGTAGTGCAGCGCAACAGCGTTTTGCTGCTGGCACTGGCTTAGGCCAAGCCTTGTCAGCGTCTGGTCAGCAGAGTGCGGCTGCTCGACAGGCAGCAGGTCAAACAGGCATGAACGTGGCAGGAACGCTTGCAGGCCAGTACGGTCAGATTGGAGCACAACAAGCGGCTGGTGGGCAGGCTCTAGGGGCCGCTCAGACGGGTTACGGCAACTTCATGAGTGGATTGGGTTCGCAGGCTCAGCAGGCTGGTATGCAGGACGTAGCGGCATTACAAGGCATTGGCGGCATGGCACAGCAACAGCGTCAGCGACAGCTTGACGCGCAACGTGCTGGTTTGTTGCAGGCTCAGCAAGCGCCACTGGCTCAATACCAAGCCTTGATGCCGTTTGTCGGCATGGCACCAGCGGGTCAGACGCAGTTCCAGACTCAGTTCACACCAGATCCATCTGCATTACAGGCGGGTGTGGGTACAGGTCTTGCGACACTGGGTGCGGTGGGTAACTTCTTTAACCCAGCAACTCGGCTTTCAGGGAGCGGTATCCAGTAATGGCGATAAATAGAGCGCAGTTAGAAGAACAAATTGTTGGCTTGAGCGACGATCCAGCGGAAGAATACGGCAGCGGCACGGGTTTGAAGCCGCTAGATACGGAGCAGTTCGTAGATCCCGTTCAGAATCAAATTGACGAAATGGCTAAAGCTTTGCAGCCAAAGCCTTTTGACTTTGACGCAAGCTTTGACAAATACTCTAAGCGCCTTGCGCCATATTTTTCTCAGTCTACTCGCCCAACTTTTTACGATATGGCCTCGGATATTGGCAAGGCTATGCTATCTGCCGACCCGACTGCTGGCGCATTTCGTAGTGCAGGCATTGGATTCTCAAACTTCAACGAGCGTTTACGCAAAGACAGAGAAAGCCGTATCGCGCTAGATAGACAGATTGGCTTGCAGGCCATGCAGATGGCTATGGCTGATGAGAGAGCGGCAACAGATTATTTGAACAAGCTAGAGCTTGAGAGAATTAAGCTTGCTGGTAAGCCGTATGACCCTTTGATTTATGAGGTTCCTGATCCCAAAACTGGTGAGAGCGTCACCATCGAGGTTGACCCTCGCAATCCAGTGGAAGTAGCGGCTATCCGAAGAATACCGGGCGCTACGCAAATCAAGCTACCCGACTCGCAGATCACGATTGATTCGCGCACTATTCCTGAAACCACTTACGACAAAGAGTCCGCAAAAACGCTAAATGAGTTAGAAAAAGAGTGGGCAGACGAAGCGAAACAAGGCGTTTCTCAAAACCAATTGACTAGCATGTTTTTGTATCAACTACAAAAGCTGGGGCCAGACGGCTTTGGTGTAGTTGAAGCCGGGACTATGGGCGCTCGAAAAATTTTGGACGATTTGGGCATTGTTTATGACTCAAACATTCCTGATCAAGAGCTTGTGAACACGCTTGGAACAAGAATCGCAATGGCTTTGGTGGGCCAAACAAAAGGCGCGATTACCGAGATGGAAATGAGGTTGTTTTTGTCGGCATCGCCAACCCTTGCGTCTACCTACGAAGGTGCTTTGAGGCAAGCTGCGCTATTGCAAAGAATTGGTGACCTAAACATTAGAAGAGCGCAAGACTGGAACCAAGCCGTCCAAGAGGGCATTTTGGACGGTGCAGAAACTGCGTCAGATAGGCTTAGGGTTGCTAGGTCTTGGGAGCTTGGCTGGCAGAAGAAGAACCCGTTTTTGACCGCTGAAGAAACTGGTGAGCTGCGTCGAGCTGCCGCAGGAGAGAGCAAGGAAGCCAGAATCCTTCGCACGGCTTTGCGACCCGAAACAAAAAGCTCAACGATGAACACCGATTTTTCAGAAGTAGAGTAATAGATGACCACGCAGGTAACTTACCAAGGCATTGAGTACACCGTGGCAGACGGCGAGACTGTCGATGACCTATTGAAAAAGAAAGGGTTTGCAGAAGCGCACGAACAAAACATGCTCGAAATGACCTCAGAGTTGGTCGCCCCGACCCCAAGAGAGCAGCAGCTCATGAGTCGGGAAGAAGAAAAGTCGAGTGTCGGCACCGCGCTACTTCAAGGCTTGTCAAACGATCAAGGCTATCAAACCGCATGGCTTGCACAGCAACGATTTCCAGAGCTGGTAGAGCGCGGCATAGATCCTGTTGATTACTACTTCTTAGATGAAGACGAAGACATTGCCTATATTGACCCATATAGCAACGAGGTGGTTAAAGAGTTCAAAGATAACCTTCTTGTCGATACCGCTCGCTATGCTGGCCCAACTGCACAATTTCTTGGCGAGCTAGGCGTCGGTACGGCTGGCTTAGTTGGTGGTGCTTTTTTGACTGGCAACCCGTTTGGTGCGGCTGCTGGCGGCGCTGGTGGAACGGCTCTTGGCGGCGGTGCGGTGTACGCAGGTCGAGCTGGGATATCCGCAGCGTTTGACGGGCCACCTCTTAAAACGTCAAAACTTGCCGATGATTTGATGGTTAGCTCTGCCTTTGGCGCTATCCCATTTGGAACTAAGGCCGCGCAGTTAGCAGGCAGCGCGTTTAGAACCGCATCTACTCGGTTCCCCGGCAAGGACGGGAAGACCGCACTTGAGACTATTTTGCGAGATGGCGGCGAAACTATTGATGAAAAAGTTGCTTTTGCCAAAGAAAGGTTTGGTGTTGACCTAACACGGGCAGAGGCTCAAGGCATCATGAGCAACGCGGGTGCCATTCAGCGTTATTTGCAGATGCAGCCCGGCTCGCAAAAGCTTTGGGATTTCTACCACAACCGACAGCTACAGGTTGAAGAAGCGGCAGACGTTTTCTTTAATGAAATTTTGCGTGGCGATTATTTAGCTGGTTTGAAAAGGTCTAGGCTATCGGGGAGGCAAGGTCTTGATCCAGATGTGGATTTAACCAAAGCGTCTGATGAGGTGCTTAAAAAACTTTCAGCAAAGCGTCAAGAAAGAGCGTCACCTGTTTACAAAAATTCTTTTGATTTAGAGCTAGAAGCTCCAATTGACGTGAGTGATATCGCACGACAATTGCAGATGGATTTAGCTGATCCGAATCTAAGAGGCAAAGCCAGAAGCGTTAAGCAAGATCTTTTAGATGCGCTTACAGATTTTTCTGGGCTGTCAAAGACTACCCAAGGGGAATTGGCGCTCAAAGACAATACCGAGATGCTGCACAACGCGCTGACAAACGATTTTAGGCCGTTGATCGAGGGCTTGACCAAAGATGCTCAACTAACGCTAAGGAGAGAAGTTAGCAGGATTAGAGAGAAAGTATCTAACAAACTCAAGGCTGCAAACCCAGAATACGCAAGAGCTACAGCTATTTACGATCCATCGAAAGGTCATCTGCAAGTTTTAGATAGAAGCGTTATAAACAATCTTGCTCAAGCAGCAGAGCTTGGCGGAGAGCAAGCAGCGCGTTTGACGCAAAAGTTATTTAGCGGAAATATAAAGCCAAAAGACATTAGGTTGCTGCGCCGCTTGATTCAGACGGAAGATCCGCAGGTTTGGCAGAACATAAAGGGCACATGGTTACGCACTCAGTTTGATGACGCGATTACATCCAGCGTCAATCCTTTGGGTGTAAACAATAAATTTCTTTCGAGGCTTGGCATACGAGGTCGAGTCATGATGGGTCGAGGTGCAGAAAAAGTCAGGGGCACAAAGGCTAAAGTTTTTTCAGAAATACTCGATCCTCAAGAGCTTGATAATTTTGTTGGTTTGGTTGAGATGATGCAGGCGACCAGTTTTATCGCATCGAGGGGCGGTTCACCCACTCAGCCTTTATTGGCACTGCAAAAGCTTTTAGACAAAGAAACTCGCGGTTTGGGGAGAATGGCTGCTGGTGCTGTTAGAGCCGCTATGGAAATACCGCAGCGAATTTTAATTCGAGGCTTTGACGATGCGACAGCGGCAACCATTGCGTTTCAACGTGAGGTTTACGAAGACAAGCTTATTGACGCGCTAATCGACCCAACGGTGGCGGCTGATTTAGCAAAAGCCATCAACGCGGTTAATCCTGCCGTTTACTTTGTTTCTCAAGCAGCTACTCGCGGTGGCGCAGAAGTTTTTGACAGCATACTTGAAGACAGGCTGGTGCCAGATAAGATCAACCCAACAACGGGCCAGTTAGAGCGTGGGCCTCAAGGCATAGAGATGATCGAGAGTGCCAAGGAAGTGACTCAACCAGAGCAGCCGTTAGAAGATCCACAGGCTATGCTGCAAGGCTTGTCGGTTCCACAGGTTGGTGGTGACGTATCTGCATTTGAACCCCTCCCACAAGGCCCGTCAGAAACCCTTGCAATGGGCCAGATAGACCCAGCCATGTCGCCCACCATTCTGCCATCAGACAAGGATAGAGAGCTGGCTATGCGCTTGAGAGGGCCGCTAGGCGGTATCGCTTCCCTCGCCTAACAAGGGTAGGTCTGGCTCGGCAGGACTGGCGATGATCATTGCGCCACTGACATTCCAGTCGAAGTCGTAACCCATATGAAAGTCACCCTCGAAGTCGATCATGAGGTTGCGGCTGCAAAGCCGCAGTAGCGCGGCCTGTTGGTGCAGTGTCATCCTGCCAAACAGGTCTATCACCTCGCCAGCTTCAGCCACAGGTCGATACGATTGCGGTATCTGAGTCGGCTTCTTCTTGAATATGTTTTTCAATGACGATCCCTATTAAACAGCTCTTCGTGTCTTTCTTCGATCATTAGCTGTAACTGACTTATCAAAGTGCGGCGCTCCTTGGCGCATATCTCACGCAGCATCTCGTATGTTTCTAGGTCGATAGCCAGCGACTTCCTGCGTCGATCAGCGGCGACTGGGTCTTCGATTTCCATGACAGTTCTCTAATTGATATTGAGCAATTGTATAGGATTGTATATCATTGCACAAATGTATGAAATCAAAAACTACATGCTGTCGATGCAGTCGCATTGGATGGTTAATCAGCCCCTATATAAAGCCGTGCAGGACAGCGTACCGATGATCGCGGACTTTCGCGCTCAGGATGGGCGTGAGAGCTTGCCTAAAACGCCTGCCTCTCAGCTCTGCAAGAAGATATTTCCAGACGTTTATCGGGTGCCCTTGTTCCGCAGACAGTTCTGTAAGATGTTGGTCGAAGAGATCCAGCAGATGGAGAAAGAGATACCCTTCGAGCCTAACCAAGAAGAGGACGAGCTGAGACAGATACCTGAGATTGTTCTGCAAGAGCACACGCCTGAACTGTATCGCAATATGTGGTTTGTGGTGCAAAACGTCCTGAACCCTATCTTCAATGTCTTGTACCACCGGGACTGTCGTGACGTAGCCTCAATCCAAATCGCCAACTACAACCCCAAGGACAAGCAGAAGGGGGCGTGGCACCACGACGAGAGCGCCGACATCAGTGTGGTGGTTCCGCTGAACACCGACGAGTACAAGGGAGGCGGCACAGAGTTTCACAGTCACGGGGTGCTGAACCCGTTACCCAACGGACACGCCTTGATCTTTCCTTCCTTCACCAACCTACACCGTGGCCTAGCGGTAGACAGTGGGGATCGCTACCTGTTGGTTTTCTGGCTCTACGACAAGAAAAGGCTGGTCGAAAACTACAATAGCTTGGTTTAATTTGTAAATAATTGCACTTATTTGTAAATAAATGTGTACAACGACACGGTAATCAGTATAATAGGTGCCATCAACAACGGAGATGGCCCATGACCTTACTAGAAAAACTTACCGCAGCGTTCGCAGAAGCAGATGCCAAAAGCATCGCTGGCATTCCAGAAGAAGTGCAAGCGAACCGAGAGTGGTTTAGAAAAGTTTACGCAAAGCTGCGCGAAGAGTTCCCAATCAATCGCCAAAACTACAATCGGTTCTACACGGAACTGGATCGCATAGCATCAAAGCAGACTCAGGAAGACAATACTTGGGGCTTCGATGATCACGTCGAGCGCGAGATCAAGCGAACCAAGCGCACTCACGAAAACCGCAACAAACGAATCGCGCAAAAATTCGAGAAGGCTGGAATCGCCGACATCGACTCAGACGATCTGGTAGTGATCTACGGAACTGATTTTTGCGGCGAGTGGTTCATCAACAACCACCACGTCAAGCTACAGGTCATCTGGGCTGGCGGCTACAACATCCAATGCTATCACTGCCGAGTGCTTTGCAGCGTCAAGAAAATCAAGGAGGCCGCGTAAGCGGCCTTTTTTTTGCATTTATTTGCACAAATGTGTGTACAACGACACGGGATTATGAGACTATATCTGTGTCGGGAGGATGACCCTCCCCGCTAACGGAGAAAGATGATGGGAAAAGCAAAATTCGGAATGGTTTGGAAGAACACCGACTACTGCTATTCAGAGCTAAGTCACTTTATTGACCGATCTCACGACGCCGGAATCGAATGCGGATTGCGTGATCGCTACCACGATTTCTTGGGGTCATTGATGGCAAAAGAAATCAAAAAATCCACGGATGTTGACGTTGACGTACTCGCGCTGTTCATTGGCGACTTAGATCACCAAGCTCAAATGGATTACATCGAAGACCAATGGCCCGACGATCCATCCATCGCTGAAGGTGGCGAGAGATTCTGGAATCGTTGCCAAAAGCTACGAGCCATTCACCCAACCATCAAGGCTTGCTAAGCGGCTTAATCCAACTGACGAGGCTGGGTGGTTCCCAGCCGAAACCTTCGGGTCTTGGAAAACCAATAAGGAAAATGTGATGACAAAATACTACGCAATCGACCAAGGCTACCGCTATTCCGAAAACACAGCCGAGTATGGCTTTGGCGACTACCCCGCAAACCTTTTGTGCTTCCTTGGAGCTGTGGAGGCGGCATCTCGCAAAGAGGCAATCTCTAAAATCAAAAAGATCCACAAGCAGGCGTCTGGATACAAGGTTTATTTTACTGGTATCAACGGCGCTTGGATTATGGAAGAGGATGATCTTGGCTCATTCCGTAATGTTGTCGAAGAGGAAGCTGACAGCCGACTACCTGAATACGCGAAGGCTCGACACAAGGTTGGGCAAGAAACTCTCAAGCAACTGACGGAGGCCGCGTAAGCGGCCCTAAACGCCAACTTTCACCGATTGCAATACTCGGACACTGAAAGTTGGCTACCGCCTAAACCTACGCCGTAGCTCGACCCTGCAAGCATTCAGGGCTTCGAGCCACTGGTTAGATTGATCCTCCCCAGCATCTGGATACGCAACCATCAAGGTTGCGTAATTCATCAGCATCTCCTGCACCTCACTGATCTTTTCCTTGCCCTCCAGCTCAGTCTTGAGTTCAGACAGAAAACTCATGGTCAACCCTTTTGTTTTTTCTGTTCTTTCATCCGCGCAGCATACGCATCGAGCGGCTCACCAAACTTCTTCTCGAACCATTGCTCCCACGTCACCTTACGGTGAGGTGGGTTGTTTGGGGTGGCAAAGCCTCTTCGCCTCCAGCACCACCGGGCAGCGTGGTACTTAATGTCTTCAGCCCACTGCTTCTCTTGAGCTTTCTCTTCATCAGTTAAGGTCAGTAAGGCCAAACTCTTTGATCCCTTTTTGGTTGAACGGCAGGTACAGGTCTTGCTCACGGCACTTGATGCCGACAGCCATCGCCTGTTCGTTCTGGGCATCGGCATACGCTATGGCTTCGTCCGACAGGGTGTAGACCCCAAACGGATACGGGTGAGCCTTTTCCTGCGCCAAGAAGTAAAACTTCTCAGTTGGCAGGCCAACGGCTCGACAGCCAGCCAGATAGTACGCAGCCTGCTGATGGTATCGGAACGTGTTGATCGCGCTTCTGAAGCCTTTGGGTGAAGCGTCACGGCAGGTCTTGAAATCCCAAACGTCAGTGCCAGTGTGCCAGTCCAGCTTGCCTTTGCACTGCTGACCATTCCAGATCCAACACAACGTCAGCTCGACGCGATGCTCTGGCTTGGGGATGAAGTCAGCGACTACCTCGCGGCGCTCCATGCAGATGTCGTACAGATCCTGCTTGCAAGCTGTCTTGTCACCCAGATCCTCAAGCCACTCAGCATATTCTGCCTTGCCCACCTTGGTGCGCTTGTCCACAGGCGGTTCGATAGCGAACTCGTCAAAGAACTTGTGGTGCTCTAAGAACGCCGTGTGCTGAACCCTGCCTTCCAACAAAGCTGGAGAGTTGTTGAACACTTGGTTCTTCCAAGTAAATGGGCACTTAGCTATTGCGCTGAGATCGTGAGATCGCCACGCAGGGATCGAGTCATAGGTTGGGTAATCGAGGTCTTCGTAGATGCCTACTTTAAAATCCATACGGTTCTCCTAATAAATAGCCCCGTCTGTCTTGGCACGCGGACGGGGTCACGCGCATTTCAGGATATGGAGTTTACCCCTGCCAATTCCGCCTTTGGGCACACGGACGGAAACGTGCAAGGAGAGAGTATGTTCGCCTCCCTGCCCGAAGAGTCCCGCCTTTGGCTCGATGGACGGGAACATCGTTGGAGGGTCGTGATGGAACCCTTAGCCGAGACCGAATCCTATCAACAAACCGACACCAAATGCTCCTACCACAGCATACGAGGTGAAGGTTGGCAGTCTGGCCGATTCAGCCAGTCTGCGCGAGATCACAGTGACTCCAAACGCTTGATCTCTGCATCGATGTAAAACTTAATCTTCTTCGCATCGCGCAGCTCGTCAGAGTGTGATGATTCACCATAGCGATACGCCGCTCGGAATATCTCACCGATTTGAGAGTTCATGTTTTTATGCGAGATCAAGTCTTGGAGCTGAGTGGCCCTGTATGGCAGCTCATAATAACGCGCCGTACTGCCGTCAGAGACGAAATCATCTACACGCTCTCTGCCCGTAAGATATCGTTTTGGCTTTGCTGGCTTGTCGGGTAAAGCCTCCCAGTTCTTGTTTTTCAGCTTCCAGATCCGCAACTGCTTTGCCGCATAGCTTTCGCTTACTGAGCACTCCACCACCAAGACTTCTGGCTTGGTATAGCCGTGCTTATCCAAATACTCGCGCACAATCGCGCCCTTGACCGCCTTGCGGTGGTTTCTTCTCTTAGTCATCCCTAACCCCTTCTAAAACGGAATATCGTCTTCAAAGTCGTCGTCTGCCAAGGCAGGCGCTTCTTCTTGTTTCGGTTCTTCCGCCACTGGTGCAGGTTTGTTACCACCCTTCGCCATCGCTGCTTGCAGCTCAAAGCACGGATCGATGGGTTCCTTGCCCGGTTCGTCGCACCCACCAATCTGCCACTGCATGAAGCGGGGCAGTCCCTCGAAGATGTCGCAGGCTTTCTTGCTGGCCTCGCTGGACTCGCCAGAAAACTCTTGGCAGTAGTCCTCCAGATCAAAGACCACCTGATCGTTGACCGTGGCGACTTTCTTTGCGCCACCGTCAGCACAGAACACGCCGACCACTTTGGCGTTACCGCCACTGGTTAAACCGACATCGACCTTGCAGGTCGTGCCCAAGATTTTGGTGAGGTCAAACGACTTCAGCTCGTCTTCGGTGAACGACTTGTTGCGCCATGCCTGTAAGTGCTGACGTAGCTTGGCCCGTTCATTCAGGGACAGCGTGTATTGGCAGTTGATCGACATGGGTCGGTCATCGGCCATACGCAGCTCTGGCAGTTCCCAGAAGATGAATACGTTATGGCGCTTGTTCACTTCACCTTGGTATTCGTTCATTGTGGTGCCAGCGTCAACCAGCTTGTAGCAAATTGCGTTGTGGGTGCCTGTTGGGACTTGCTCGAAGTCTCCTCCACCACCACCTGATGCTATGATTCCCATCGCGTTTTCCTTGTATAGTTGCAAAAAGGTGTACTATTATGCACATCTTGGAAAACGTGATGCAAGGAAAAAATACATGGGATTGAAAATAACCGATGGTAACAGCAAGGATTTCAGCAGACCGCTAAGCGGAGACATACGCGCTGACTTTGAGTCTTTCTTAGCCGAGAACGGTATGACGCCAGACAAGGTGCTGGTGGTGGGTGGTGACATCGGCAGAGCCTACATGGACGTTGGCGGTAAGCAAAAGCTTGTAGGCTGGTATCAGGTTTGGCTCGATCAAGAGGTGCCTTTTGGTCGGTGCGGTGACCGCACGATCAGTAATGACGAGCCGATAGCGAAGTGGAAGCCTGAGAACTCAGAGCGCCACCAGATGACGCCGCAGCAGCGGGAGCAGATACGGTTGCTCAGCGAGCAGGCTGCAAAAGAGCGAGAGCAAAAGCAGGCTCAGGCTGCAAAGCGAGCCAAAGAGCTTTGGGACAGTTACCCAGAAGCCACAGACGATAACCCATACCTAGAGCGAAAGGGCGTGACCAACCACGGTTTGCGGCAAGACGGCGACAGATTGGTCATACCAGTGCTCGATGCCAAGCTGAAGATTGCAGGACTCCAGTACATTGATGACGTTGGTGGCAAGAAGTTCTTGGCAGGCACAAAGAAGAAGGGGTCGTTCTTTGTCATAGATCCCAGCTCAATGCGTGAAGCGCACACCATCAACTACGTCGAGGGCTACGCAACGGGGGCCAGTTACTTTGCAGATTTAGGCCAGCCAGTCGTGGTTTGCTTCGATGCCTTCAACCTATCCCCCGTCGCTGAGACGATCAGCGGCTACTTTCCACAGGCTAAGCACGTCTTCATCGCAGACTTCGATGACTCAAAGACGGGTGAGCAGGAAGCGATAAAAGCCGCGCAGGTTGTGCAGCGTATCGGCGCTCAAGCCGAGGTCTTGATGCCGCAAAGCAAGGGCGATTACAACGATCACGCCATCGAGGGTGAGTTGATGCCTGAGCTGAATCATATCGAGGTGCCAGCAGAGGTCGAGTGGAGTAAGTCGGAAAAGGGACGGTTACTCAACGTCAAAGAGAATGTGAGGGCAGTGCTTGAGATTAACCAGATTGATTTGAGGTATAACGCTATAAAAAAGGATCTGGAGATCCTCATACCCCACCAAGATTTCGTCGCTGACTTGCAGAAGGATGCGTCGTTGGTTGAGGTAGAGAATCGGTGCCGCCATATGGGTGTGCCAGCGACCAACGTGAAGGACTATCTCAAGCTCTTGGCACGGGAGTACAACCCAGTCAGAGAGTGGATGGAGAGTAAGCCGTGGGACGGCACCAGCAGGCTGCAAGCGTTTCTG